GCAAATGATAGTTGTATATCACTAGCTCTAAAACCAGGTAACTGAGATTTATAAACATTTCTTTGTGCCATTAAGTTCCAAAAATATTATAACTACCCATAGCTGCATCTGCGACAGCAGTTATAATGGCTCCTTTCTTAGTAGTCTTAGCAGCATTGTTTAACATAGCAGCCTCAGCTACACTAAAGGCTGTAACTATTTCTTGTGTATCTTTAGCTTGGAAAAAATCTGTAACTCCATATCTCATGCTCATTGTATTTAATACTGATAGTGAACCATCAAATGGTGTAACACCTCCGGCTGCACCTTTTGCTATATTAGATGCAATAGTCTCATTCATTTTACGCAAAGCAATATTTGCATTTTCTTTAGCCTCTACTGCTTTTGTTTTGCCTTGTAGTAAAGCTAATTCTGCTTTACCTTCATAATAAGCAGCCATCGCATAACCTTGGTATAATGTACCATAGGCTTTTGCTGCTACTGCTGTTACTGCTATTGCTGTCCAATTTATTGCCATTATTGTCCTACACTCACTTTATATTCTACTCCCAATAATGTAAAAAATAATGGACTAGACTGGGAGAATGTCATTTGTCCTTCTCTATCAAATCCTAACATAGGTTTCCTTCTTTTTTTTCCAGTAAAAAACTGGCCACTACCTACTGTAAATAAAAAGTCTTTACCATTCAATGTTAAGTTTTGAGATAGATAAAGATTACAAGTAGCCTCTATTATTCTTTTCTTTTGTGCAACAATGTTACCACTAGAAAGTTTTAGTTCTACCGGAAGTGTTTTGACTTCTGGTGTATAATCTAATCCTATCTCAACATAAGTTGTAGGTACTGCATCAAGTGTTATTTGTCCAGATGAAACAGTTTTATCATTTTGCATACTATCATCTGCTATTACTTTTACTGTCTTACCTTCAAGATGAGATAGACCAGTTACAGTTGTAGTAGATGGTTTACTACCACCAGATAATAATTTTGAGCTATCAGTTGTATTGTCATCATTAAAACACTCTACATAATATTTTGTTGAGCTGCTGATTGTTCTTTTTATTACAAAGTAAATCTGGTCCACATCTACACCTACTTTTTCAAATGTGCCATCAGTTGTAGATAAACTAGGTGCAATAACATTTTGGCCTCGCAAAATAGAGTAAGTTGCTAAGGACCCATCAGTTGCATTTACTAATAATAATAAATCTCCATCTGTTGTTGATGTAGCTTTTCTAAGAGCCATGTCTGTTGGATTTTTTAACAAGTGAGATGATAGTAAAGAAATATTATTTGATATGTACGATAACTCTACATCGCTAAATAAAAACTCTCTTAATGCTTTACCAGCTCTTTGTATAAACAATGTACCACTTTCAGCACCTACTGGTTTTATACCTTCTTTTGCACCTCTTCTTGTTGCACCATTAATTACAACATTAGATGGTGTAATAGGGTCCAGAGATGATTGAGGTAAAAAGAACTCTCCACCTTTTGTAAAGATTTGTAAGTCTCTACCAGAAAACATACCAACGATAGCATTTGTATTATCAGTTGCTAGTGTAACTTCTATACTATCATCATCTAATCCTTCTCCAGGATTAAAGTCAAAAAACCTACCTACTCTTGATGCAAAGACTGTATTGGGCCTAGATTTAGCTCCACCAAAATATAGTCTCCCCTCATGGAAGGTTGTTGTACGAGGAAAACCTTTTGAGGCAGACCAGGTAACTTCATATCCACTTTCTAAAAATGTTGAGCCAGATGCTATTGCACTTGTATTAAAAAAAGGTATTTCAACAATAGCCTCAACAGATGTGTTACTTACAAATCTTGTAATTCTTGCTCTACCCAAACCATCGTTGGCCTCAACAAATTGGTTTACATGACTAGATGTAAAGAATGAACCACCGGCTGTAAGTGTAATATTACCATCTACAGCCGATGGAGTTATAGTTTGATTGATAGAAGTTGTTGAGAGAGTAAAAGCAAAAAAAGGTGTATGCTCAAATGTTATATCAGATATAGTCCAGTCTGAGTGTGATGCACCTCTAACTATTTTTTTGGGAGCCATATCTTCTTGTACAACAATCAGAGTATCTGCTGATTGTGTAAAGTCCATAGTCGCTAATGTTGTAGAACTAATAGTAGTCGTAAGATAATCATTACCACTAGAGTTAATATTAGTTACTAATTCTTTATTTTTAAAAATGTACATTCTGTTATGTACAAATAAAAGCATATAACTTTGTGTAGTAGAAAACTCAAAAGGTACTAACTTCATTCCATTTTGTGGATTAGCAGCACTAGGTATTTCAAATAAAAATTGTAAACCAGGTCGTCTTTCAATACCACCTTGTGGCTGTATCAAAACATTTCTAGCTGTTTCTAATGCGTTGTAATATTGGTTAATATCTATTCTTGATTTTAGTAAAGGGTCTATCTCCCCAGTAGTAAAGTTTGATTGTATTGTTACAGCTCTGCTCATTATCTAACATCTGTTAATGGGAAATCTACTATTGCATAGTTAGGCTTTCCTCTTCCATCTATATTCATAGCTTGTCTGAGATACCCACCCCTTCCATTCTCAGTCGCAGTCCCAACTGTTATTTTTCTCCAGTAATCAGATTTAGTAATTTGGTCTGTTACTGGTTCAGCCATGTGCCAAGCTAACATATACACTAATAACTGAACAAAATAAGAAGGCATAACACCTTCTGAAACCACACTTGATACATAATCTACAAAAATAGTTTCTTCGTGAGTTGCTATTGCTGGTCCAGAGTTTGTATAAATTATTTCATAACTTTGTATTGGCAAAACTCTAGTACCACTTGAGTTATAAACTTGGTGGGGTGTACCACTTACTGCTGTTGATGGAAGGTCATATTGATATGTCCACTCATTAACCGGTGTTTGACTTGACCTTGCTAACTGTTCTTTAACAATAGCAAAGGACCAAGGATATAATGATAATGTTTTTCTTTTTATTGTTTCGTAAATGTTGTTTGCAACTGTTGAGGCATCGTTAGTCGTATCTGAAAATGACGATATAGTATCTGCACCTAATAAAATTAGTGCCTGGTTTGTTATCGTAACTTTAGTATCTCCACTTGCCATAGTAATCCTTTAATAAATGAAGAGGCCCCATAAGGGCCTCCTCACATCTATTTATTAGTCTGCGTCTGCAACTGTAATAGCTTGTCCATCAGAGACATCTACTACACCACTAGCATTACTTAACACTACTACTAAATTAGCAGTAGGAGTATTGCTGTCATATACATAGATTAAATCTCCAACTTTCAAAACATCAGAGGCACTATTAAAGTAACCTTCTGAGTTTACAGTTGAGATTGCATCAGCCGATTTGTAGCTCCACATTTGAGGAGCATTACCAGCTTTAGATTGACCACCTATTGGTTGTAGTCCTATTTCTGCATAAGCCATAATTATTCTCCTTCTTTATTAGCTTTCATCGGTTGTTATTTTAACTATACCATCTGCGTCTATTGCAACAGCACCAGCAGAAAACATACTATTAACCAAGAAAGATGTTTTTTCTGGAACATAGTTAATTTCTGTTTTTTGTGCCATATTAACAGCCATACCGACTGCACTTCTATGGAACGCAAAACAAGTTCTGTCGTTTGTTGCTAATGGTAAGCCACCCTCATCTCTGTCGCCAAGCACATAAAATCTGAAACCTAGGAAAGTATTAATCTCTCCAGATACCAGAGCTTTTATTGATGCAAAGTCTCCAGAAATTGCTCTCTCATCAGCTAGTAAACCAGATAATGAGTTTGCGTGGATTATTATATGTCTGTCATCAAATGGAACATTTTTAGCATCCATAGCTTTTTTCGCAGCTATTAGCTTTCCAACATTCAAGTTTGAGTTTGCAGCAGAACCAGAAGTTACTACATTTTTAGCAACTGTACCAGTTCCAGATGCACCATTGACAGCATCTATTATTAATTGGTCCATTCTACGACCAATCGCCTTACTGACTACTTGGACAAGTTCTTGTCTTTCGTCAAAGTTTACCTTCGCTTGGTGGAAGATGTCTGAGTATTCAGCAGCATTGAAATCACTCATTGTAGCTGTAACTTGTGAGTAAGTTACATTCAATGGAGTAACATCAGTCTGAGGAATTCTTGCAGTCGCACTTCCTTTTCCTAACTTAGGAAACTTATATGTTTGCCCTTGTACACCTTGTCTTAGCCTTACACATCCCAAGATTGAACTTTCTCCTTGGTATGCTTGTTTTACCTCAGCATCAAACAGAGTAACAAAAGCATTAGTTATTGACTGTGCCATAAGTTTTCTCCTTTGTTTAACACAATTTATTTATACTCGCAGTTGTCTGGTAAAATAAGCCAGGCTGACAATAGGGTACTATCCACCCTAGCCAGAAGGCCAAAAAGAATTTTGGTTGTCTCCGATTACAAAATAATCGTTTCTGAGAAAAATATCAAGTGTTATATTTCGCCAGTATCTACTTTACCAGGAAAAGCTCTTGCAAATTGTTCTTCTACTTTTCGTCTAAATACTGGGTCTGTTTTGTACTTAGGGTCTGCAACTAACTCATATAACTCATCATTACTTGCTGGTCCATCAACATCTATTGGTGCTGTTGGTATAGTCTTTTCTCCATAAAACTTTCTAACTTTGTTAAGTGCATTGATACCATTCGCTGTTGCAGCAAACACTTTAAACTCTTCAAAGTCTTGGTCTGACCATACACCTTTAGCAACAAGCCCTTGTCCCCACTCTTTTATACCTTTGATGATTTGTGGTGCGTTTGGACCTAATGATTTGGTTTCTGCATCTATGTCAATGCTATCAGCCTCTTCTTGTTGCAAAGATAATTCTTTAAATTTATTTACAAGATTATCAAATGCTGCTTGTGTTGGTTTGTTTTCTTTAGCCCAATCTAAAAAATATGTTTTTAACTCATCGTCATCCTCTACATCTTCTAAAGATGTAACATCATATTCTTTTGGAGCTTTGTGTTTACCCATAGAGAATTGTTTTTGTAATTCTTTGTAAGAATGATTTAACTCCTCTACTTTTACACCAGACTTTTCATCCCAGAATTTATCTTCTAAATATTCTGGCTTTGCAAGTTTCTCTTCTTCTTTTTCTGGTGTTGGTTCTTGTGGTTTTTCTTCTTCTTTGTGAGGTATTGTTGTTTCTTCTTCTTTTGGTTCTACCTCTTCTGTTTGGGGAGTATTGGCTAGGAGACCTTCTTCTTGGTTTACATTTTGGTTTTCAGTTTCTTTATCCATTTTTTGCCCTTTCCATTCTCATTTTTATTTCTCTTACTACACTATTTTGACCTTCTCTAACATAGCCATGTGAACTATCTCCACCTGGAACCCATGTAGGCTGGTCTATTGTTTTTCCTATCAAAAAATTTAAACATTTTCTACCTTCTTCTGTTTCAAATGTTCTAGCAAAAGTTTTATCAATTTCAAGTTGTTCGTTTTTAGTTTCTTGATTTACTTCGTTTTCTAAAACTTGTATGCCATCCCAACCGGATTTTGACCTCATGCAGAGACCTCATCCTCTACTGCCTCGGCTGGTTCTTGCTGGGGAGGCATTGGTGGGCTTGGTGCAGCCGGAGCTCCACCTTGGCCTGGTCCACCACCACCAGCTATTTGTTGTTGAAATAATTTAGTTGCTTGTTGTGCTATCACTTGTTTTTCCTCCTCAGATGTTCTTAGGTTTGAAGGTATGCCTAGTTTATCTCCAACAAATGTTGCGATAGCATCTGGTTTTACTTCTGCTACACCACCTGGTCCAAGTGCATTTGCTATTTGATAGAACTGCATAACCTCATTTACTTCTTCTAAATTTTGGGCTTTTGCCAATGGGCTTACCGGAACTACTTTAACCTCAAGCCCATTGACCTTCAAAGGGAGCTGGATGAGACCTTTCTCATCCATGATGTTTAACACTCTAGTTATAATGGGAACCATAGTTTCAGTAATTAATCTACCAAAAGCAGCACCCATGTTTTGTGCTAATTCTTTCATTCTCTCAACAATTTCTGTTGCTGACCTTGCAGACATATTGTCTGGAGGAAGAGTATCATCTAATAATGTTTTTTTAATATTCATTCTTAAATCGTTAATTACAATTTGAGATACATTAAAATCTCCAGACCTAGGTAGTGGAGCAAGTGATGCACCTTGTGGTCCACCATTTCTTGCAACTGGTATAATACTACCAGGTGTAATTCTTATATTAGATGGATTGATTACTCCATCATCTGCTGCTGTGTAAACACCAGCACACGCAATAGATGCGTTTTTAAGTAATAGTTCTAAAGTTTTATTTAATGTTTTTACATCTGGTAAAGCAGTTACAAGTGGACCTCTACCAAAAACTTCTCCAGGTATTTTCATGTATCTTGCTACAATCCATGGAGTGCTGTCCATTCTTCTAAAAACTAATTCATCTCTAGTTTTTTCATAAATGATGTGATAACAAAAATCTTTTCTTTCAGCATCAACTATAACAGCCTCTAGCAGCTCTATCATTTCTGATGGTTTTTCATTTATTAAATTTTGTAAAGTCTCTGGTATGTTTGCATCTGGGAATGTTCTTGTAATACTTTCAGCTCTAATTTTATATTTACGATAAACATTATCTACTGTTCCATAAGGACCCTCTTCTAATGCGATAAGGTATTGTGGAACTGGTGTAAATTGTATTGGATTGATGTCATCGCCTGGCTGAATGAGCATAACAGCAGTACCTACGCATAGGTCTAAAAGAAACTCTCCCATAGCCAAATCAAAATTAGATTGTCTAAGTATAGTAAACATTTTGTCTAGGTAGATGTCTAATGCAGCTTGTACTTCTGCTCTTCTATCTGCCGGTATGTCATTACCAGGCTCTAGTCTGCACCATTTTTTATAGGGAGGAAATAAACCAGACTGAATTCTATTTGCAAATCTTTGGGTTGAATGTATGGCTGTGCTATCAAAAACCATATTCATTTTATTTTGGCCAGGTACATTACCCTCATAGTAACCTTCATAAAGATTTCTTTGTGGTAACGCATATCTATAACAATCCTCGTAAATTGTTCTCCATTGTTCTTTACGAGCAAATGCTTTTTTTGACCTATCTAATACTTGGTCTGGTGTTTTTTTTATCATGCCCTTGCCTTGTTGTTTGCAGCAAACTTAGCTGCTGCCTCTTTAGAACCAAAACCCCATTTTTTTAATGCAAGTTTTAGTCTTGTTGGTTTACCATCTTTCATCAAAGGTCCTTTAACTTTTGAGAACCTTGCTGCAAAAGAAATCCTACGAGGGTTCTTACCACTTGATACCGGAGCCTTAACACCAAACTTTTTTCTACCAGCCTCGTTAAGACCTCCAGATGGATTTTGAAACCTCTTAGCAACCATTTATAATATTACACCTCCAAGTGCAAAAGATATTACTAGAGCAACAATAAACCATTTATGTTCTTTTGCTCTTCTCTTCCACTCTCTAGGTGTATGACCAAAAATAATCATGCCATGACCTTTTTCTTTTTGTTTCTTAACATAGCAAAATCTTGTTTACCAATCTTGCCATCCTTGTTTGCATCTAATTTTTTTTGTCCACCTTTTAATTTAGATGCCTTTTTCATTTTCATTTTATAAGCCATTATACTAGCCCCTTCCTTTTGTTGCGTTTTGGAAAACCAGCCCTCATATTTGAGTATGCTTTCTTTGTTATTGTACTTTTAGATTTTGACCTAGAAGTACCAGCTCTTTTTCTTTTGTTTATATTCTCATACAAAGACATTAGCTTACCAACCCTTTTTTTCTTTTAGACCTTAATAGGTCCTTATCAGCTTTTCTTGCACCACCTTTTCCAGTAGCAAAACTCCGGACCCTTCCGGCTGCCCATGCGTGTGCAGACACATTTTTTGAGCCACTAGAATAATAGGCCCCAAGGCCCCTGGAATAGACCTTGCTCAAAGTGTTTTTGGATATACCACTTGACTTTGAATACTTTGCTATAACTGCTGCTTTACTCATCCTCTTGCCCTCTTCTTGCTTATCTCATCCATCATAGCAGTTGTTAGTAAACCTTTTTTATATAATCTTCTTGTTCTCAATATCTCTGCCTCTTTTGCTTTTGGGTTTTTTGCACCAGCTAAATATTTTAATGGCACACCCTTTTTACTCTTCGGAACTTTCGGAAACTTTCTGCTCATCCTCTTGCTCCTTTTTTAAATCTCTAAATTTTGGATTTCTAATGTAAACTTGTTCGTGGCTATCCATAAGCTACTCCACCTTTTTTTCTAGCTGCTCTTTTTTTCTTTTTAGGTTTTGATTTTTTTTTGTGATAGCCTGGCATTATGCACTCCCTAACTTACTTCCATCTCTAGGATTTCTAATTGGAGAATAATCAGCAGTCATTGTATCTCCACCTTGTAACTCGCCTCCTACCATAGCTCTTGTTCTACCAGTTCTAGTTCTTGATGCTCTTCGTTTTAATTTTCTCGGAGATAATTTTTTTGCCTCAGCCTCAGTTTTTTTTGCTACCTCTTCTCTTCTATCTACAATAGGAGAAGAAGGAGGTGGTGGTGGTTTTGGTTTTGATATAACTTTTCTAATTATTCTAGGTGCTCCTCCCATTATGCCATCCTTTCATCATCGTATGGGTTTCTTACCATTGACTGTCCAGTTAGTGTATCGCCAACACCAAGTTGTGGTATAGCTCTATCTTGAGACAATAGTAATCTACCGGCTTGTCGTTTTGCTCTCCTTCTTGAGGAGATTTTTCTTAACTCTCTTTTTTCAGATGCGTCTGCTCTTTCTTCTCGTCTATCCAATGCCTCGTTAGCTGTGTTGATTGCTGGAGGTGGCTCAAACTTAGGCATTTTGAAAAGACTACCCATTATTTTTTACCTCTAACGCATGGAGTATAAAAACAAATGTTCATACAAAACACCATACATACCCATTTTTTAAAAAATTTTTTCATAATTAAAACAACCTACTATACATTATCATGTCTTTTTTATTAAAGGAATATTTTTTTAATACACCTTCTCTCTTAAAATATATATGTTCTATCCATTTGACTGCACGAACATTTTGAGCACTAACTGTTACATGAAGTCTATGCAAGTTTAGTTCATCGGCTGCAAGTTCCATAAATTTTAATGAGCCTTTGTGAAATTTAAGTTTCCATTTACGCATGAGTTTCATATCTGGTATTAACCATAACTCTGCTACACCAGGCCATTGAGGCACTATACCAAAACAAACTATGGGCCTACCATTATCTAAAACAGTAAATCCATATCCTTGTTTTGTTGCTGTGTCTAAGTAATCTTGGTATCCAGGTATATAGTTTAGATGGTCCTTATCTTCCTGGTATAAGTCCATAAGATTGAGTAGATATGATTTGAATGGCAGTACGATAAGTTGTTTACCATCGCATCCAAATATGTTTTCAAGTGTTTGCAATCTCATAAGTGGCTCTATACTTTTTTGGTATAATAAATTTTTGTAATCTTTTTTCAGTAGTTCTAATGGTAAACTCTTTTCTTAGCTCCATTTCTCCTCTGTACCAAACTCTAATTAACCATTCTCTTTTAGTATCTTGGCTATTTGTTTCCATAGTCTCCAATCAATATAAACACCTGGCTCATCGTAATCTTCAACCATGATAAGCAAATCGGCAGAGCCTTTCCACTTTTTAATTGTAGCAAATCCTTTTCCATTTTTTCTAGCTTTGACCTCAATGTGCAGACCACCAAGTAGTTCTACCTTGACATCGTGTGGAAAGTCTTGAAGGCTACCAGACATTGGTTGTCGTCTTGCCTTTATACCAAGGTTCTCAAATAGTTTCACTATTTTATTTTCAACCCTGGTCCCTTTTCTTTTTGATGTATTACTCATTCAAATATATTAAAATCTGTTTTTGCTCTTGCCATTTTAAATTTAGGATTATGTCCTCTTGTAAGAGTTCTATGTTCTCCTCCACCTAACATAAGATACATAAAAGCATCTCCGACATGAGAGTGTTCATTTTTGTTTGGTTGGTCTTTGTATCTTTCTCCTCCAGATATTTGTACTCTTCTAAAATGATAGCCACCAGACAATGACTTTCTTAATCTCTGACATCTTTTATCTACAAGTAAACCAGGTTTACCTTCTATCAATCTGTTCATAGGCATAGCTCCGGCCTCTCGTCTTATCCTAAAATCATTTGATGCAGTTGGTCTAGCAGTCAATCCAATAGACCTTAGATGGTCAAATGCTGTTACCTCGTATATCTCATCTCGTTTTTGTCCGGCTGGGTCTCCATGTACTAACACCTCGTACTTAGGAAACTTACTGGCTAACTCTCCTTTGAGCATAGTACCAAATCTTTCAAGACCCATATCAAATGTAACTAACTCATGTAGAATAACCCATCTACCATTTTTTAATCTTTGACCGAATATAGCTGCTGGTGTCAAACCAAAGTCCACTCCAACTTGTATAGGTAAACTTATATCCGGCTCTATAAAATCTGTTGCCATGATGTTGTCGTCATATTCAGATATGACTGGCTTACCTTCTTGAACATAAGTATATAGGCCTTGAGCATAACATCTTATCCAGTCTAGGTTCTTACCTAATAATGTTTGTTCGTAATAACCATTTGGTAAATTTTTTTTATTTTCTGTATTAGGATTTGTAAGCCACCATTTGTTTGCTGCCATAACAAAACCATTAGCCTCTGGATTTTCTGGTAAATCTTCTTTTGTATATTCTTCTACTGCACCTGGTTGCTTAAAAAATTTCCAGGCAAACTTACCTTTCATCTTTTCTTTTTCTGCAAGTCTATACCACCAATGGTCATCATCCATAGGGTTCGTATCCATAATGATACCTCTCCATGGTTTTGCTCCACCATCCGATAGGGTTGGGTAACGACCCACTCTATGCGTTAGACCATCAATAACTGCTTTAGGCAATTCTCTGGCCTCGTTTACCCAAGCCCCAGTAAGTTCCATGGACAATAGTTTCCTGACATCTTTTGGCTGGTCAAGGGCCAGAAAGATAACCTCGCAGTCCACACCTGGTGCATTGTCTCTTGATGGTAATTTTATGTGATGTGTAAGTGGTGGGCTCCATCTAAAAGGACCCCATACATTTTCTGGAAATAACTCTTGCCAGGTTTTTATAGTCGTTGTTCTAAGTTCTGGATAAGAGTTTCTGACAACAACAAACCTACTATACTTAATACCATCTTTTGGAGATGGTACTTGCGATACTGCTTTTAACATTATCTCAGCAGCACACGCATACGATTTGCCACTTCCAACTGGGCCCATGAGGCCTCTGACAAATGATTTATCTTTGAGAAACTTCCAGACAGTAGGAGATGTACTGAAATCTAATTTTAAATCTGCGATACTCATTTGCCTTGACCACGATATTTTTTAAAACTTCTTCTTTTTGCTTTGTTCATTTTTTGTAAACTTGGGTTCCTTCCGATTGATGTCTTATGGAATATAGGTTCGTGTGCAACTTTGTTTAATAATCCTTTAGCTTTCGCCATTCACTATGCTTTCTATTGTAAGTACCATACTAGCAATTCTATCGCCATCATATTTTTTTTGTCCTCGCACAATACTCTTATATTCATTTAGTGGTAAACCACAAATCCTCGCTGCCTCACTATCACTAATTTGTTTTTTCAGCATTTGTACTTGTATCCGGTCTATCTCCGGATGGCTTATGTACCTCGCTTTGCTCATCTGCCTCCATGTCAATTATTGGTTTCGG